TTTGTTGATACTATAACCTCTGCTCTTTTTAGCATTGCGCTTGATTTGATTAAAACCAACTGTATTTCCGATTGCCCACAATGTTCTAACAAACAATGGTGCGGAAGCGATTGGTTTAGTTAAGTCTACATCATCTTTGATGTTTCCTTTCTTTGTATAAGTAATTCTACTCATAGTTTTTCTCTCTCTTTAATTTTGAACAGTATATTAAAGGCAACTGTTCTTAAGCCTATCGAAATTTTAACTAGGTGCAGTACCTTTAACTCCGCTGTATCTGCCTTGTCTGTTATAGTATTTCAACTGAAGTACCTAGTTATTTTTTGCCCACCACCAACCCGATATAAAAAAGATACATCTTAGTTTTATATCTCTACATATTCTTTAACTTAACATTAAAGGAAAATTTAAAATAATCATGTTTTCTTTGCCGTCCCGTAAGTATAGCAAATCCACCGAAAAAAGTCAATGGGTTTAAAACTCTATACGAACAATATATAGTAATAAACCCAACATAACTTAAATAGTATTATTAATACTTTTTGCGCAGGTCTACTTACCACGATCTTATAACCCATTCTGCACCGATATATTGTGTGTATCTAACAGTTAAAACTTTAGATCGTCTACCTTTTGTATAGATAGACATTTTATCTTCTTTGATAGAGAAGGATTGTTTATACCTAAACCCTTGTTTTCTAAGGGAATTTAATGCTTGTTGATAACTATTAAACAGTTGTTCGCTGTCTTGTTCTTTAACAGATCTCATGATGATTCCCCATAATTAATATCACAATTTTGACAGTAAGCTGTATAGATTGTGGTAGGAGTTATAAATTCGATAAGGTCTGAATCACATTCGCTACATGATTGCGGTGTTTCAGCACCAAAATCTAAAGAGTTATCATTCTTTGCATAGCCTTCTTCATAAGTCTTACCATTTTTTGAAATGTGTATATGTCCACCGACAATATCTATATCCACTATTTTACCTCTGCAATTAAGTCATCTTTCATAGTTATTTTAGCAAAAAATTCTCTACCACCGCCTAATAGATGTGGTATTCTTGCTCCTACAAATGAACCTGTTGATTTATATTCAGCACCAAAGACTGAAGTTTCTAAAAATTGTAAAGGTTTACCAATACATTTTTTAAGTTCTTTTTTACTAGCGTAGCCTGTTAATAACATCATAATATTTCCTCGTTTGTTAAGTTTTTATGGTTCGGTTTGTTGCCGAAGCCTCACAAGTCTAACCGCTCGGTCAAAAAAAGTCAAGGGGTTTAAAACTTAGTAAGAACAATATATACAAAAAAGATCAGTCCAACTCTAATAGATGTATATATACATTTTGCGCAACCTCTTAAAAGATTATTTAACTATGTAGGTTTGTATCTATACTTTTTACATATTCTTTTTGGTTATATACCTGTGGATAAACTGTTTATAAGTCTGTATAAGCTGTGAATATACTGTGAATATAACTTATAGTTATATAGAGATGCCCTCAATAATACGCGCCATCTTTTGAAAATTTGAGATTCTAAATTGACAGCTCAAGTTCGAGTCTTCGAGTTTTAAATAGTCTATCAATTTCGAATCTAAATTTTTGGGGGGTTTTCAAAGCCTGCTAAATAAAATTGAAGCGCTTCTTAGCGCATAATTTGAGGGTGGTTGACGAAGAGATCTGTAGCATAAGAGAAGGGGAGAATCTCAATGTCATCCCCCCTAACTCGGTGATCCTATCTAGTTCTGGTCTTGTTGAGCCACATAGTCTTGGATCGAATTGCGATACTTAGCCGGTAAAGTCTTCTTAGAGAATAGCGTATGAGCTTGGCTGTAAGTTAGTCTGCCTTCTTTTTTCTCATTATAGAGACAGCCTTGTATCTGTTTAGCTTCTCGGTAGTTAGTGTTGCCGTTTGTCTTGCTTGCAAATTTGAAACTCAATCCTCTGATTTGATTCCAAGTTGCCGGACCTTTACGGGTTGCTTCGGGTACTTTTTTGATGTCGAATGTTGTAGCCATGTGTTTTCTGCCTTTATTTGTTAAGTTTATGAGTTTGGAAGATTTTTCCGCTCTCACCCTAAGGGGAGTGGGAAAATCTTTGGCTTTCTTCTCATAAACCTGAATAAAGGAACACATGTATAGCGACACCATATCGACATAAGTAGCCGAAGTGAGCTGTAAAGGTCCTTCTTGGCAACTTAGGAGTCTAAGCAGATTGGTTGAGTTTATATAAATTTGCAGGCAAAGCAAACGGTGAGACTAAATGCCGTTAGAAGATGCAATAGATACAAGGCTACCTAGTATATGAGGAAATAAGATGTAGACTAACGAACCTTTACAAGCTTATGCGCTATTCTCTTAGAAGTACTAAGCGGTTAAGTGTTGTGATTCGATCTGTAGTCTATTGAGCTTGACAAGTCTCGACTAGAATAGGGCATTGTGGGAGGGGGGTTATATTTATAGAGATTCTCCACTTGTCAGACGCGGAAGATCTTGTAGTCAACCACCCCATGCAGGATGCCATACCCCCCACCTACCGTATATATGTAGTGCTTGAATGTAATTATGAAAATAAGGTGTAAACCAGTTTCCCCGAACTTAATAGACTAATAGACCACCATGACTGGTAGGCACTATCAACCTTGGGGGGGGACAAGGTTCATTGTACAGTCAATAATCAATTCTGTCAATAGTTAATTTATTACTTGACAAAACAACAGATAGCTGTAAACTAGATCTATGACTGGTTTACTAAACTCCCTCAACAAAAAGAAAGAATTAACTCCTAAACAACAGAGTTTCTTAGATAATCTAGTAACTACTGGAGGAGATTCAAGGAAGTCTGCTGAGTTAGCAGGCTATGCAGGCAATCATTATCAAGTCTTAAAAGCTTTAAAAGATGAAGTATTAGACCTTACAACGAATGTTCTTGCGCAAGCTGCGCCACAAGCAGCCTTTAAACTATTAGATATAATGAATGCTGATGCGCCTATTCCGCAAGCAACAAATAAATTACAAGCAGCGCAAACAATATTAGATCGTGTAGGTATTGCCAAGACTGAAAAGTTAGACATTAACCATAAAGTAGCAGGCGGGATATTTATCATGCCAGAGAAAGAAGCAATAGTTATAGATGCAGAGGTAGTAGATGTCGAATCAGAATAGTGAAGAGTTTCTAAGTTATTGTATGAGACTATATGATTCCAACTGCCATGAGAGAAAAGAACATGGACAAGAACCTTTTGAAACTTTTGAAGATTACTATAATACATACACAAGGTGGTTAAAAAATAAATATGCTGAACTGGAAACATCTACAAGAAGTTGATGAGACTTACTTTGAGCATATGGCTTATGCTTTTAAAATAATCTATAAGTTTATAAGACTCATAGGTTGTATGACTACCCACGCTATCTTTCCTTTTATATTCTGTAATGCTCTAGAGCCTACAATGCGTAAAGTACAACAACAAACAAACGAAAGAAAGATAACTAAGATTGAACATTGTGATTCTTGTGGTAGAAGACCTTGTATTTGTTTTGACTGATAATGCCAACCAAATTTAAACCTAACGAAAAGAAATATAACAGGCATACAGGTAAAGTCACAACAGCACGTTATTATATGAAAGCAATGCCCAAGAAAGAATTAATAGATTACTTAAACGGGAGCAACTCTACTTCTAAGAAAAAGCATAAAGTCTTAAAAGAACTAGAACGTAGAGGAATTAAACTGGTATGGAAACAATGACAAAGATTTGGCGAAAAAAAGAATGGGAAAGTCTAGTCATACAACGTGATCCTACAACAAGAATCAATCAAGGTTTAATAAATTACTTAAACGAACAAGAACAAATAAATAAAAAAATAATGGCAAATAAAAATGTTAAGCGCTCCTGAAGGATATATACGTAGAAAAAGTTCTACTATTCCTTTTGGTTATGAAGTAGACGAAGAAACCAAAGGATTTTTAAAACCTGTAGATATTCAAATAAAAGCTTTAGATACTATAACAGAACTGGTACATAATAAATCTATTAGTCTAGCAGAAGGAACAGAGCTTTTAGAATTTCAAACAAACAGAACCCTATCTCGTATGGGATTAAAGAAACTTGTAGATAAAAAATATGAAGAACGATTGGGAAATAAATCCAAATCTTTACTTGACAGATCCTGAAGGAAGCTTTATACTAAAGAAAGACGGAACTCCAAGAAAGAAAGTAGGAAGACCAAAAGGAAGCAAAAGTAATTATGCTTTTCACAGTTCTACAAAAGCTAAACAACAAGCTACAAGATCGTTAAAGAATAAACAAAAGACGATTAAAAAATTAGAGACTAAGCTTAGTAATAAAAAAGAACACTTAAAAAGAACTGAAGAAACATTAAAGAAAGTTAGTGGATTAGATAATAGTAGTATTGTTTCAGAAAAAGATTTAACAACACTTCCTAATATTATACAGAAGCACATAGATGAAACAGGTGATTCTATTTCTTTCATGGCTAATGAAGGTCCACAAACAGATTTCTTAGCAGCAGGTGAAAAGGATGTACTCTACGGAGGTGCTGCAGGTGGTGGAAAAAGTTTTGCCATGTTAATAGATCCTTTAAGGTATTGTCATGTTAAAGAACACAGAGCTTTAATTTTAAGAAGAACAATGCCGGAACTACGAGAGCTTATTGATAAAGCTCGTGAGATTTATCCTAAAGCCTTTAAAGGTGCTAGGTTTAAAGAAGTAGAAAAAGTATGGTACTTTCCAAGTGGAGCAAAGATAGAGTTTGGATTTTTAGAAAAAGATGCAGATGTATATCGTTATCAAGGACAAGCATACAGTTGGATAGGCTTTGATGAGATTACACATTTACCGACAGAGTTTGGTTGGAATTATTTAGCATCAAGATTAAGAACTACAAATCCTGCTATAAAAACATATTTAAGATGTACGGCTAATCCGGGTGGAGTAGGCGCACACTGGGTAAAGAAAAGATATGTAGAGCCTACTGAACCTAATAAAAGTTTTGAAGGTTCTGATGGTTTAACAAGAAAGTTTATACCTGCTAGGTTAGTGGATAATCCATACTTAGCACAAGATGGTGAATATGAGCGAATGCTTATGTCATTACCTCCCATTCAAAGAAGACAACTGTTAGAAGGGAATTGGGAAGTGAACGAAGGTGCAGCCTTTGTCGAATTTAATTCGGACCACCATATTATTCCTCCCTTTCAGATTCCGATCCATTGGGAAAGAGTAAAAGGAATTGATTACGGATATGCAGCCGAGAGCTGTTGCCTTTGGGCAGCCGTTGATCCTCAGGACAAGACCATCATTATATATAAAGAATTATACAAAAAAGGTCTTACGGGGGAGGCTCTCGGTCAGACATTAACAGAAATGGAAATGACTGAAGCTAGATCTATTATGGGAGTATTAGATACCGCTGCGTGGGCAAGAACAGGTTATACAGGTCCTACAATAGGTGAAATGTTATTAAAGGCAGGACACAAGCTTAGACGAGCAGATAAGAATAGAGTAGCAGGTAAAGTACAAATACATGAACATTTAAAACGTAGGAATCAAACAGGCAGACCTAGATTACAAATATTTAATACTTGCGTTAATGTTATAAAAGAACTTCAAGGGATTCCTCTTTCTAAAAAGAATCCTGAGGATGTTGATACAAACGCACCCGACCATGCTTATGATGCATTAAGGTACTTAATAATGAGTAGACCAAGATTAGAAGATCCGTTTGACTCATTCTTACGAATTAAAAGACAAGCATATAACCCTTCTGATACAGAATTTGGATATTAATAAATGGCAGAAAAAGAAAACAAACAAAATACTTTTTTAGATGCGGATAGCATTTATGAAGATGTTGAAAACGAACACGGTAAGACATTAAAGCTTGAATATGAGCAGTCTAAAAATCTAGTAGGTTTAATTAAATCTCGTTTTTCTTCTTGTGAAACTTCTAGGAAACCTGATGAAAGTCGTTGGTTAACATCCTATCAAAACTTTAGAGGCTTATATGGTAAAAGAGTTAGGTTTAGAGAAAGTGAAAAATCTAGAGTTTTTATAAAAGTAACTAAGACTAAAACAATTGCCGCTTATGGTCAATTAGTAGATGTCTTATTTGGCTCTGGGCAATTTCCGTTATCCGTAAAGGAAACTAAATTACCTGAAGGTATATCGAAAAATGCTCGTGTAGCAATGAACAATTCTCCTGTTAACATCGAAGCACCACAAGAAATGGGAGATGGCGAGCTAGAACAAAACGCTGTATCAAAAACTAACCTTTTCGATGTCGGTTATAAAGGCGATGGAAATGTTCTAATGCCCGGAGCAACCTTTAAAGAAGGTGAAAACTTTTTAAGTTCTTTAGAAGATAACTATACTAATGCAGAAGGAAGAGTTGTTCTTGAAGCAGGTTTATCCGCAATTCCTCAAGTTCCTGAAATTAGTCCTGCAGCCAAAGCAGCACGCAACATGGAAAAATTAATTCACGATCAATTAGAAGAATCTAATGGGGTGTCTGAATTAAGAAATGCTTTATTTGAATCAGCGATGCTTGGTACAGGAATTATAAAAGGACCATTTAGTTTTAATAAAACTTTACACCGTTGGGATAAAAACGGAGAAACAAGAGAATATAAACCTGTACAAGTACGAGTACCACGCGTAGAGTTTGTTAGTTGTTGGGATTTTTATCCTGATCCAAATGCTACATCTATTGATGAGTGTGACTTTATTATACACAGACATAAGTTTAATAGAAGTCAATTAAGAGGATTAAGAAATCTTCCGTACTTTGATAAAGATGCAATTAGAAATACATTAAGTGAAGGTCCTAACTACGAAGAAAAGTATTTTGAAAATCAACTTAATGAAGATAATAACGCAGAAGATTATAATACAGACCGCTATGAAGTATTAGAATATTGGGGAATGATGGATGCAGACTTTGCAAGAGAAGCCGGTATTGATCTTCCTGCATCAATAGATGATCTAGATGAAGTGCAGATAAATGCATGGACTTGTGGTGGTATGTTATTAAGAGCAGTTGTAAATCCTTTTACTCCTCCAACTATTCCCTATCATGCATTTCCTTATGAACGTAATCCTTATAGTTTCTTTGGTATAGGTGTACCTGAGAATATGTCAGACTCACAAACTATTATGAACGGACACGCTAGAATGGCAGTAGATAATCTAGCACTAGCAGGTTCATTAGTCTTTGATATAGATGATTCTGCTTTAGTAGGTGGACAGTCAATGGAAATATATCCCGGAAAGATATTCCGCAGACAGGCAGGAATGCCCGGACAGGCAGTACATGGAATGAAGTTCCCTAACACCGCACCTGAAAATATGATGATGTTTGACAAGTTTAGACAACTTGCAGACGAACAAACAGGTATACCTAGCTATTCACACGGACAGACAGGTGTGCAAAGTATGACAAGAACAGCTTCAGGTATGTCGATGTTATTAGGTGCATCCAGTTTAAATATTAAAACAGTTGTAAAAAATATAGATGATTTCTTACTTAAGCCTTTAGGCGAAGCATACTTCCATTGGAATATGCAGTTTATAGAAGAAGATATAGATACTGTTGGAGATTTAGAAATTAACGCAATGGGAACTAGTAGTTTAATGCAAAAAGAAGTAAGGAGTCAACGATTGACTATGTTCTTACAAACTGCACAGAATCCTTCTATTGCACCATTTATTAAAATATCAAAAATAATTAGCGAACTAGCTTACACTTTAGATCTTGATCCTGATGAAATACTCAACGATCCTGAAGAAGCTGCTATCGCTGCACAAATAATAGGAATGCAAAATGCTCAACAAGAACCTAGCGCGGAAGCTCAAGCCAATAACCCACAACAAGCTGCTATGGGAGGCGCTCAAGGAATACCTGAAGGACCTGCAGACGTTGGAGTTACAGGTACTGGTGGTGGCAACATCGGAACAGGAAATGTACCGCAGTCAGGGGAAGATCAATTCTCTGGCACGCTTAGAGCAGCTCAAGGATGAAGTTGAAATTACAATAAAAGAGGGAACAGATGTTTAAAAGAAAACAATATTATGATGCAGGAGCTATTTATTCTCCGGCAGAAAAGTCCGTAAGTGGAACTAACCCTGCAGTTAGTGCAGGTGGAAACTTAAGATCTGCTGTGGGTTCTTTACTAGATGCGGCTGTAAATAGTGATGCTATGCAGAATGTTGCTCAAGGTTTTATGACTGCAGCCGGTGGACCAAGTCAATTACAACTAGATCAGTTTGGATATCAAGTAGGTGAAAATAAAAAAGCAAGAGAGGCAGGCATCGCAGAACCTTTCCCAACTTCTGCCTCAGATGTTTTAGGACACGGAGGAAAAGGACAAACAGGACCTACTGCAATGCAGCGTTGGGCAGAAAGAACTAGACAGCCTAATCAATCTGTAGCTCAGAGTTTACAAAGAATAGCAAGTGGTGTAGGCGCTCATCCGGGTTATAAAGGTTCAGGTAAAGGCGCAGGCGGTTCATTAGGACAAGAAGCAAGAGCAGCAAGGAAAGCTAAAAGAAAAGCTAAAAGAACTATCGAAAGCGGTGAAGGTGGATACGAAGGCGGAAGAGTTGAAAAAGCAATAGGCGGAGAACTAGACGCACAAATGTCAGGAATGATGGAAGAAGAAATGCCAACACACATAATGCCTGACGGAACAGAAATGCCGGGAGCAACTCATGGTGAGTATGAGCAGGGATTAGCAGAAGGACAAGCCGAAGATATGGCACAAGAAGGAATGGTTCCCGATGAACAAATGGAAGAAGATTACGTAGACTATATTGTCCAATCGTCTGAGTTAGCTTCCGAAGACATAAATTATTTAGAAGAAGCACTAGCTGCTGATGATCGTTTAAGTATGATATTCGATCAGATAGTAGAAACTGCTTCAGAATTTTCCGGATCAGGTCCTATAGATGGACCGGGTTCAGAAGTCTCTGATTCGATACCTGCAAGGTTATCGGACGGAGAGTTTGTTATAACATCTAAAGCTGCGGAGGAAATCGGTCCTGATAACCTACAAAGTATGATGGAAGAAGCTGAAGTAGCCTCAGATGCTAGACAAACAGCAGCCTATGGTGGTATGATAACTGGAGAAGAAGATAGCGCAGACGCAAGTTCTTTTATGACACAAACTGTAGATCCTACAGAGCGTGAAATGAAGAAACTTCAACTTGCCGCAAATCCTCGTAGCCAATATCGTCCCATTTATGGCTGATAACCGGTAGAGTTACTTACTTATTGTAACCCTCTATCAAACTATAACCTTTAGCTACTTTGCAAGTCAAACCCTTATTCAAAAGACGTTTTTGTAATAAGCCACTTTGAAGATAGCGCAAACCCTAAAAGGAGAAAACGATGGCAGAAGTTGAAAACATACAGGAAACTGTAGAAGAACCGAAACCTAATCCGTACAACCAAAAGAAATCTTGGCAAACGGATGATGTAATGCCTAAAGAAGGTAAAACTGCTACCAGTTTATTTGTCGCACCTCAAACTGAGACAGTTGTTTCAGAAGAAGAGAAGCCGCAAGAAACTGTACATACAGACAAACCTTATCAGAAGGCTGATTATAAAAAAAGATACGATGACCTAAAAAGGCATTATGATACAAAATTAAATGAGTTCAGAACTAGAGAACAAGAGTTAGCAGGTAAAGTGCAACAAGCGCAACCCGTGTACGAAGCTCCTAAATCACTAGAAGAATTAGAACACTTTAAAAATCAATATCCTGATGTTTATGAAGTTGTCGAAAGTGTTGCTCACTTACAGAGTGAAGATAAAATGAAAAGCATAACCGATAAGGTTGCAATCATTGAAGCTCGTGAACAAGAAGTTATGAGGCGTGAAGCTGAAAAAGACTTGATGGATAAACATCCTGACTATTCAGACTTACGTAATAATGATGACTTCCATGTTTGGGCAGAAACTCAACCTGAAGAGATACAAGATTGGATTTATAATAATCCTAACAATGCATCTCTAGCGAGTAAGGCTATTGATCTTTATAAAATGGAATCAAGTTCTTTAAAACAACAAAAGCCGAGTCCACGTAATCAGGCAAAAGCGTCTGAAATGGTGTCTACTAAAACGACATCTGTTGAAGCGAAAGAGCCTAAAATCTGGACTCAAGAAGAAATCTCTGATTTATCTATGGATGAGTTTGATAAATATGAAAAAGATATTGATCAAGCAATTCTTGAAGGTAGAGTAAGAGGATAATATTAACCCTTTAATACAAGGAAACTAAAATGGCTTATAATCAATCTGATGCTTTATTCGAGCAATCAACTGATACTAATGGCAACTTTGGTAACTCCGTATCAGGGCAGAATAATAGCTTCTTCATGCCGAAGGTTTATTCCAAGAAGGTACTTAACTTTTTTAGAAAATCTTCAGTAGTTGAAGCAATTACAAACACCGATTATACCGGTGAAATCTCTGCCTTCGGAGATACCGTCCGTATTATTAAAGAACCCACGATTACTGTTTATCAGTATGAAAGAGGCGCTGACGTAACGCAAAGTAAATTAACAGACCAAGAGCTTACTCTTACTGTTGATATAGCTAACGCATTTAAATTCATCGTTGACGATATTGAGAAATCAATGTCTCATGTGAACTTTAAAGAAGTAGCTAGTTCGTCTGCTGCTTATGCATTGAAAGATGCATTTGATGCAGGTGTGATTGCAGAAATGTTTGCAGGCGCTTCTACATCTTCCCCTGACCATGTTATCGGTTCTGACAGCGCAACTGCTGACACAACTATGACTCATGCAACCAACTCTGTTGATTTGCTTGGTTCAGACGGAACAGGTGTAGACGCTTTAGACCTTATGGCTAGAATGGCAAGATTGCTAGACGACCAAGACATCCCCGAAGATGGTCGTTGGTTTGTAGCACCTCCTTCGTTTTACGAAGAGTTGTCAGGATCTAGTTCTAAACTACTTTCAGTAGATTACAACGCAGGTCAAGGTTCTTTAAGAAATGGTTTGGTGTCAAGCGGAAAGCTTCGTGGTTTTGATATGTACAAGTCTAATAACATTGCAGCAGTTTCTAACTGCACAGGCAAAGTTTTAGCAGGACATATTAGTTCTACGGCTACTGCTCAAGCTATAACATCAACAGAGGTCATCC